TTCTGGTGGTTATGACCGTATGGTTGGTGAAGAGCCAATGTACTCATCCAATATGGCGCGAGGTGGTATCTCTGATCTGGGTAGCTACTCTGATGGTGGCCGCATGTTGCGTGGCCCGGGTGATGGTATGTCTGACAGCATCCCTGCAAGTATTGCAGGTAAGCGTCCCGCACGTTTGGCTACAGAAGAGTTTGTAGTACCTGCCGATGTGGTCTCCCACCTTGGTAACGGCTCCTCTGATGCAGGTGCTAAACAACTCTACGCTATGATGGATAGAGTCCGCAAAGCCCGCACAGGTCGTAAGTCTCAAGGCCGCGAGATTGATCCCCAAAAATATATGGCCGCATAAGGAATCACCATGATTATTCCAAGCAAATTTAATGGGTTTCATGGCTGTGTGCCGTATGTACTTACATCAAATTGCGTAGCAGGGCGGGCATAGTTTTGATATGACGTGTTATAGACAGGCTGAAAGAATTGGTCAGAACCTGCCATAGGTCTGCCAGTAGGTGATCTCATACCAGCATCTTGAACCATTCCTGCCCAGTTAGCGTCGGAAGGTTTTCCATACATTTGGCTTGCAGAATCTCTAATCTGGTTACTGGTAAACCCTTGGTTTAACAATTCGTTATAAGCATTACCAGATTGAAACCAAGGTACGCCTTTTTGCGCGGCCAGAGTGTCATACCCTTGTTGGGTATTGACGGCCATATTAGCGTATGGGGGAGTAGTAACCGCAGTATTACCGGTGTTTAAAGTACTGCCTGTATTTACAGTATTACCAGTGTTTACAACGTTACCAGTATTTGCAGTACTACTGTAGTCAGGCGTATAAACATTACCATCGCCGCCACCGCCATCACCACCCTGCAAGCCGAACTTGCCGAGGCGCGCCAAGCGAACGCAGCATCGGTTGACAATCATAAAAGCCCATCCGTGATCGACAACGCTGCTTGTGTTGCACAGACGATTGACAAACCCCGCTACAAGCTAGGCGACTTCGTCCAGAAGAAGCGCGGCTCATCTTGGCGCGGCGTTGTGGTGGGCGATTATTCCACCGACCAGACGGAAGAAGGCTATTCCGTCGTAAGCCTGCATGAGCCGGGGAGTGTGCAAGTCTGGCCGTTGGCAGCGCTGGAAGATTGGGACGGCGTGACGGATGCCGACAAGGCTTGGAACGAGGCGGTTGAGGCGGTCTCTGCAATGGTGCAGGCCAAATACCCGCACGACAAGCGCGCTCTTGTTCCAGCCATCCGAGCCATGAAGAGGGAAGTGCCGTGACTAGCGATGCAGAACTATTGCGGCGGTTATCAGCCTTCGAATATCGTCTTGCGGTCAAGATCGCAGAGCGCGGCATGAAAACACCGGATGCAGAGGGCAAGCGCATTCTTCGATCAAACTGGACCTTGGCCCGCGCAAGGGCTGATATGTTCATGGAAATGGCAATGGATATTGAGGCTGATTTGACAATCAAAGTAAGTGCACATAGCAATGACTAGCGAGGAGTATCGGCAATGTCGCGTTCGGTAAGATGGGACACCGCAATGCTAGAGTGCCTGATAAAGATGCGGAGTGAGGGGCATGGTTATACTTCATGCGCAGACGTTATCGGCGTTGACCCTGCCGTAGTCGGCAAGAAGTGCCGAGAACTTGGCATTAACCGCAAGATGAATGTTGGATCTGTACCTGGGACAAAGCGTATGCAGGTCACAGGAGAATATGCACTACGGGTGTAAACGATATTCCGGTGGTAATTGCCATTTCTTAACACTAGCTGGCAGGTTGCACCGGGTTGGGGCGGTTCTTTCGGGAGCCGCCCCTTTCGCATCGGTGGGCGGCATGGCTTCGGTTGTGCCGCCCACATGTTCGATCAAGCACCCCACCCGCAGTTTTCCGCGCATCTGCCCGCGTAAGGGGCGCTGGATCAAATACCGTCACCCCTCCACGAACACCGAAAACGTCTGCCCGAACACCTGGCCATCGGCCATCGTGGCGAACGCGCGGAACATGCTGCTGCTCAGGGCATTGCCACCGGAGACGCGGAACGTGCCTGTCGTCGCATCGGCCAACGCAGCGCCGGTCACAGTGACAGAACCAGACACGGCTTCAACATCGAAGCTGGCCACGGTGTTGCCGTCCGCAATCCACGGCGACAGGCTCAGATTGCACTGCCAGATCTCGTCGGCAATTTTGGTCGGCAGCTTTTCCATGGCGTCATCCCTTGTGGTAAAATTGAGGCGCTTCGTCGGCGCGGTGAATGTCAGGGCTTTGGCTTCTGCTTCGAACGCTAGATCTTTGGACGGTGCCGAGAACGACAGGAAGCGGACGGGGTACGATGGCGTTGTGCCACCACCGCCCGTCAATGCCCCTGACAGCGTGAACGAAAGCGCCGTGGTGCCGGTAACTATAGCGTTAGCGCCAAGTGATGCAGACGCGCTGAACGCCAGCACCGCCGATCCAGATATAGCGGCAACACCTTGGATGGTGGCGGCTCCGGAAAACGCCAGAGTTGCCGTCGCGGCTATGGCTGCACTACCGGACAGAACGCCCGCAGCAGTAAAAGCGAACGCGCTTGCGGCGATCAGCGCGGCAGCGCCTTGGAGCGTAGCGGTTGGCGTAAATGTTACCGAGGTGCTGCCAGTGATGGGTGACGGGCCGCCACCGACTTCGCCGGACTGCCAATTATCAACATCACTGATCGTGCCGCCTGTCCCGCCACCGCGCGAGAGCATGGCAACCGAACCGGATGCAATGTTCGTGTCTGTCACGGATATGACAGCCGCGCCCTTGAAATAGACCTTGAGCGCGGTGCCGATGACTTCGAGACGTACAGGATTGGTCGTGAGGTCGGACGGCGTAGGGACCGTGTAGGAACCAAGGAGGGTTAGCGATCCGGTAGCGGATCGCCTGATAATCTGGATGGGTCCGTTGTATCGGACAAGGTAGCCCACACCGAGAGAACTGGATGTGTTGCACCGAACGCCAAGCGGAAATCCGATTTGCGATACCGTTGGTAGGATCGCTTCGCAGTATTGATTCGCACTAGATGGTTGATTTGCGGGAGCGTGCCATGTGCCGCTCACCGCATTGGTGCCGCCTGTTAGTGCAAAACCGGAGCCACCTGAAACCAACGTTGCCTCGTCGGCACCAGTAGGCCGCGACCACCCTGCACGGACGCGCAGGAAGTCGCCAGCGGTGCCGTCTAGGTTGTCGGTAAACACTGCCATGCCGCTATGCCGCTATGCTAACACCAGCTACAGCCAGAATGGCTGCGTGCTGGTCATCCGAGATGTTGACTATCGTGCAACGCACGCGCCCGCGTGGGATTGATGGGTCGGCAGAATGCGATTCGACCGCTTGGATCGAAAGCAACGGGAATTCAGATTGGATCGCAGGCATGACAATATCCTCATCATGCGGGTCAAAGCGCAAATCGCAGATATAACGCGTCATGATCAATCAGCCGCGACGGAGATTGCGCCGATGGCAACCGTTGGCGTGATCCCGTTCGAAGCGGCCAACGATGCGCCCAAAGCGCCCTTGAACAACACGGTTCCAGCGCCGATGGCCGAAGTGACGATGGCAAAATGCGTCAGCGTTGCGCCAGTTGCGCCACAGGTCGGAAACGTGATCGCAGCGGCATTGACCGCCGAATTGCCCGATACCGTCCACCCGCCTGCCGAACGAACGACTGCCATGCGCGCATAGTTGGTATAGACGGTTTCGTTCATGGCCGCGCCGGTTGCAGCCTCGCCGGGATCAGCCGTGCACAGCGCCACGTAGACCGAACCCGCCGTGGACGATCCGCGCAGGCCGGTCGCATCGCCAACGTCAGCGATGTTCGAGTTGTTGAAGATCAGTGCAAGCATCGCGGTTTCAAAGGCGTTCGATGCAGACATTACTTGCGCTCCATTTCGTTTGCCCAAGCGGCAATGCCCGCAACGGCAGAATGACAAGACCCCCACGCACCGCGCAGGCTCAGAATGTACTCAAACGTAAGCCGATCTCGTTCCGACTGCAACTCGCGCCCCGGCAAGTTAGGCGCGATAGGTTCGTCCTGACACGACATCAAGGATACCGGCGGTTTAGCGATGACCGGCCTTTCCTGCCCGCAGGCTCCTAAGCCCGTAAGCAAGAGGATCGTCACCAGCGTTCGCAGCTTCCCGCGCATGTTCGTTCTCCGTTTCGATTGTGGCAGCCTCTGACGCGGCAACCTGTCCCGCGCGGTCGTCTGCCACCGCGTCACGCTGTTGGGCTTCCACGGTGGCTTGCAGGCGGTCGTCGTGGATGGCGTCGGCCACGTAGGCATTGAGCGCCCACATGAGCGCGAGGATAAGCGCCAGGCCGATCAGCGGGCGGTGGAAGCGGATGAGGAGCGCGATCATTGTGGCGGTTCCTGTGTGCGTGGCCGGAAAGATGCCGCCAATGTGATAAGCCCACCTGTCACGGTGCCTAGGCCAAAAGCCTCGACCTTACCGATAAGCCCCGGAACAAAATATGCGCCAATGTATGTTAGCCCAAGCACTAGGATAAGCGTCAGGAGAGTGGCGACAAACCCCACAATGGCATGGCGTTGGCTCATCTCATCGCCTCCGCAAGCTTCTCATGGTAGTCAAAGCGCTCGTAAGCAGGGCCGTTGTACCCCTTGGCGAACGCACGGCAATCGTCCGGGTTATCCGAAAGCGCTTGCAACTCCTCACGAAGACCGAACGCTTCAATGTAGCGCACAAGCATTTCGTAATGATCCGCCTCGCTCTGCACGGTCGTCCATGCCATTGCATAGGCCGACGGATAGCCCAACTTGGCCCAGTGCCCGCCCATGACTTGGAACTTACCCCAGCTTGCCGAGGAGAACGCCGCGTCGGGATCGTGCGCACAAGCGGATTCCAGTTTGCGCCAACTGCTCTCGCCGTACCCGCCTGGCGATGGATTGCTAAACGGTGCGACCGACCACTTGCCCTTTGTCAGCCGATGAAACCAATGGCGCTCAAAGAGGATCTTCGGCTTGCCTGTTTTATCGAAGCCACCGCCTGCGCTCTCGACTTTGGCCACGGCATTGAGTTGCTTGATCTTGCACCCGAGCCGCGCGGCATAGGCGGCGATGTCTTCGGGTGAGACTGCCGGTGCCGCAAGGTTGGTGAAGTGCGCCAGAAGGGCCGCGCTCGACTTAGGCCCCCACTTGCCGTCAGGAGTGGTGCCGATGCGCGATTGCAGGCCGGATATGTTCATCGTATCCTCTCCCGATCTTCCCGCGCCCGTTCTGCCAGAAATGCCACGTTGGCGTCGATCCGCTCCAAGCGCGGCACGATCATGTCGATCTTCGTTTCCTGTTTCGCCAACCGGGCTTCATGGTCCTGCACATCGGCCCACACGACGCCGAGGCCGAACGCCAATGTCAGGATGTTCAGGCCGAACGCGCCGAACGAAACCCACTCCGCGCGCGTGACCTTGCTGATTGCCGCCTCCGTCATTTGCTCTGTGCGCGTCTGCGCTGCGTTGCCGAGGTCGGTCATCAGATATCCGCGACATCGCGACATGCGATGATTCGGTAGCCGCTTCCAAACGATCCGCTATTGTTGACGATGATGCGATTACCGGTTCCGCCACGTGGGCGGGCATCAACATTAATCGCCGTGAACCTCCCTGATCCAGTACCGCTTACCAAAATTGATTGTCCCGGCGTGTTCGGCGCAGCATCAGCGGCGCTGGCTGTAGCTGTACCACCAGTCGAGAATGTCAGCGCATCAGATGATGCGAAGGCACCCGTCACGCCGGTCAACACCACACTCCCGGTGCCTGCGCTGTTGAAGAATGAAAATACAGTTCCAGACTTACCACCGGGGGCGGTGACGGTATTTCCAGCTACTGGCGTTGTTCCGGTAAAACTGGTAAAGGGGAGACGGCGATAGGCCGTCTGGTTGTCCGGTAAACCCGCCAGCGTGCGCAGGTTGTCTATCATCAGATAATCGAAACCGCTGGCGTTGATATCCTGATAAAGATCGCGATGGTGCATGTCAGCAGTGCCCGAACGCTTAATAAGCCCACCGATAATTTGTACGCCAGCACCAGAAAGCACTTGGATAGAGTTCCCGCTGTTACTGTCTAGCGTAACACCTTGCATGATTTGGTTAATTGCGGTCGAGAACTTCATACCAACGGCGGCGTTAAATGCCCCAGCGAGAACTTTGGTTGAATCGGAGCAGGTGAAGCCAGCACCAAAAAAAGCATTATTCGAGCCAGTTTCTTGATTGACGCCGATATCATCGAAGGCTGAGACTAAGCCGCCAAGTACCTGCGCATCTATCACGTTACTAATTCCGCGCGTGCAATTGCTTATGATAGTATTTACAATATTAGTCGTACGGACGTATTGAATACCATTTGGGTTTGAGGACGCCCGACCAATAGCATCGCGAAACATGAAGAATCCGCACTGTTCAATCCACGAACGGCGAATGTCACTACTGGCGTTTGATGCCGAGGCCACGAATCCGTCGCGCGTCTTACCGTTCGCTCCGGTCGCTGCATCAGAGCCATATAGTACCAACTTGGATAGCTTCACTTCATCGCCAAACGACATGGAAACCGCCGCGCCATTAGGTGCTACGAATGCTGAATATCCAGCCAACATGCTTAGTGTGAATGCCTCACGCGGAGGCGGGCAAGTACCCTCTATTGAGAGGCCGTCAGGAATTTGAACTTCACCGACCGTATAGTAATCAGCGTCTATCGGCAGCGGAACGAAAATCTTTTTATAGCCCCGGTTTGCCGCATATGCGATTAGATCGGAAAACTTGGCTGTTTCGTCACCGTCACCGGTCATTTTACCAAACGTGCGCGCATTTAGGCCGTTGTCTGTGGATAGATTAAAATCAGTTGCATTTAGCCGCGCGTCTACGCTGCCCGTGGGTGTGCCCACTAACATCGCGCCGCTATTGCTTACAAGATCAGCAGTCGTAGCCAACGGAGCAGCAACCGAAGACCCGCCCGCAGTCCGTTCGTACCGGGTATATGTGCGCGGGGTGTCGCCGTTCCAGACGCGGAAGAACTGTCCGGTTGTGGTCGCAGCTTCGCCTGCCGCTTGGTTTGCATACGCGGGGCCGCTGAACTCTTCAGCAAAGTTGGCGCTTGTTTCCGCCCTATCCGCTTCTGCCGCCGCGTTGGCCGTCTGGATCGCGCCTTCGTCGATCACTTCCTGCCGGACCGCTTCAGTGCTTACCATGACATCATCATGGATAAGAGATGACAAGCGCGAAACGATTGGTGGAACAGCCATCAGAGAGCGCCCTTCACATATTCAGAAAATGCCGGATCATCGCGCATGTGCTGCGCCAGTTGCGGATAGGTCATCTGGCCCGATCGGTAGCAGGCGAGGAGTGCCTCAAACTTGCACATCATCAGATTCCGCTAGTTTCGACTGTGCCTGTGCCAGTTCTTCGCGAAGCTGCGCCAAATGGCCATTCAGCACGGCAATCGTATCCATCGCTTCATTGCGCTGGATTTTCAGAACCTCGATAATTGTCTTTTCCATGGTCAGTCCTCAGAAGCAGGGGATGTAAAGTTGCGTGCCAGCGCTATCCTTGACGGACAGCCATTTTCGTACAGTCGTGCTGGCCCCTGTCGGGCCGAGCGCACTCATCGCCGTGGCCACAGTGCCGTTTGCCACCATTGATGTTGAATTGCCAAATCGCAGCAACCCTGTCCCCTTTGGTTCTATTTGCAGGTCGATGTTGGTATCACTGCCGGTGGCTTTTAACACAGGCGCGTTGCCCGCTGTATTTGCGGCCATGTCCCAATAATTTTCTGCGTTCGCCACCGGGCGGACAATCAAATTGATGTTATCCGTTGGGCCAAGGATGAGTGCGCCAAGATCCGAAAATTCCAAGCGTGTGTTGTTCGCTACGTTGGTAATCGTGGATTGGATTGATCCGGTTTCTGCATCGGCCAGGTTCGTCCACGTAATCCGATGGCGAGGGCCAAGCAGCATCGCATTGCCGGTCCCGGTCGAGCCATCAGTGCCCCGAATGGCATTGACGCCAAACACAATGCCCGCGCCCATTTTCGTCGGGTTGTCACGGAAGTTAATGCCCGCTGAAATATCGGTGACGCCAACGCCAGAGAGCGCCGCGCCCGAAGCGATTTGCAGCACAACCGACTGCTTGGGATGCTGGTTGCTTGGCCCAATCGCATAATACAGGCCCTTGTTCCGGGCATCGAGTTCAGCGGTGATGATCGCACCCACCCCGTCAGCGTCGCGTGTGGCCTCGGAATAAAACGCCCATGCGTCATGCGTGGTCACAGTGTTATTATTGACGACATGCGCCTCAAGAGCGACCGCCCCACCAACGCCAGTGATGAAGTTCTTGGTCTGCGCCGCTATAGTGAGACCCACCGCCGCACCGAAATAATCATTGGTCAGGATTGCAGCCTGTGACGATACGATGATGCCATTTGGTCGGCCCTGCGCGACTTCGTATGTGGTATACCAATCCTTGACCACATTGGGAAAGTTACCGTCGTTCGTAACGGCAGCGCCGACGAACATGCGGTCGCCAAGGCGCTGAATGACTGCGCCGTCCAGATTGGTGATAAACTTGTCGGTTTCCGGCGATGACAACGGACTTGCAGTAGTCAGCAATTCATAAAGCAGTACCGCAACGCCACCGTCGTTCATGTACTGGTATGCGCGGTTCGTTGCTAGGTCGACGTAACCGAACATCTCGCCAACTGGAGTGTCTGCAAGCCCATCAGCAAGCACCGTGTAATTGATGCCAGCGGATGCATTCAGCGAGAGATTGAGGGACAACTCTGCCGAAGTGGCGGAACTGGTCGCAGACAATGCAGCGGCTTCCGCATCTGCGACAGCATCGGAGATTGACTGTGATAGTACCGGAGCAACCCATTCCAAACCGGCAGGCGAAGCCGAGTAGATATAGACGCCTTCGTTCGGAACAGTGCCGCCGACAACAGGGTCTGTATGCGTCCCGGCATCACCGAACACGATGACCGCATCGCCTGCAACATGCGAATCCGCGCTTGCCGCTGCATATGTCCCGTAAATCTTGGCGCTACCATATGTGCCGATAGACGCAACAAGCGCGCCGACGGTGGCATTCTTGGCCGTCCCATCCTGCACGATAAGCGTCAGGTCGGTGCCGTTGACAGAAAGCGCAGCCGTCAAGTCAGCAAGTGCAATCTTGGTGCCTGCCAGTTTGGAAATAATGGCGGCTTCATTGTCAGCGAGGCTGTCCAGTTCCGGCTTTTCTGCCAGCAACTCGCGGAGAAGTGCCTCTTCTGTTTCGGTAAGCGCCATTGATTAAATCCCGATTGAAAAGAGCCAGCAAGTGGCAGTTGAATCGCCGTCGTTACGAACACTTGCAAACGAAACAGTTGGCGTTGCATTGATCCAGACAGAACGGTCGCTAGACGTTCCAATAGGGTTGTCATCGCCTTCCACCCACGCCCTAGCCCATGACGAATATACATGACCAGCGCCATACGTAAACGCGGCGACACTATTTGCAGTGGGCGAAATATCCCGGACTGTTACGGTAAACCCGCCGATAGTGACCGACCTAGACCCTGATGAACCTGCCGTGGTGACAATCTGCGAACTTAACTCGGTATTGTCTGCAAGGGTCAGTAATGACCGCCCGAACGCCGTGGTTGCCAGTGCAGCAATTGCAGCAAGGTCTGTGTCATACGCCTGCACGTCTACGCCTGGTTCAACGTCCAGAAGCGCCCGCATGGCCGCGTAGTTGCCTTGTGACAGCAAAGTCCGTGCCGAAGCGGTCAATGTGGCGAGCGCAGACGTCCCGGTGCCGGTGAAGTACGGAACACGATCAGCCGCAGGCACAAGGTCGGTAAGTGCTGCAAGGCCCGCGTCACCAAAGAGTGGAGCCATGAGCACGGCAGGCGTAATGCTTTTGTCAGTCGTGCCCTGCCGGATCAGCATGAGATCGCCACCAGCTACGCTTGCCGAAGGCGCAAGGTCCGACAATTCAGCAATGGCAGCGCCGAGCTTTGACGTGATCGTGGCTTCGTTGTCAGCCAGCGAAAGCAATGCAGCATTCTGTGCGATAAGCTCGCGGACTAGGGCCTCTTCTGCGCTGGTCAGTGCCATTGTCAGATGCTCCCGAAGTTGCGGGACATGCCGCAAGTGATAACGTCAACGCCGCCTGTGATAGGCTGATTTCCGCCTACAGTGGCCGTTCCAAGCGTCAAAGTCGCGCTTGAAACGACTTTGAGACTATGCACCACGTCCGCAGCGCCTTTGTAACCAATCGCCACAAGATACTTGTTCGGGTCGGCACGGTCGAAGGCTTCCAATCTGATAAAACTATCCGGCACGGTAAACAGTCCTGCGCCGGTCGCATTGCTAACGCGGTCGCGATTGACCAGTCGGAACAGCTTCTGAAACAGCCAGTTGAGCCATTGGGCAGGAAGTGGCATTCCGCGCGCTTCGGACGTTTCAGGGATGAACCCGCCCGACAGGATCACGCCTGACGGTTCGCCTACGTTTTGCTGCCCATCAGGATAGCCGATGTATGTTTCCGCGAATGTGTAGGTCATTGGAATACCCCGGCCAATTTATCGCGGCCAATCAAAATAGCGCCGTCTGGATCGTACACGACAAACTCCGAACCTTCAATATCAAGGGCGAACCCGCCTAAATCTAATTCAGATGGGACAACTCCACCAAAGCCGGAAGTCCCGATTGGCGCAGAAGCCGAACCCGTCACTTTCAGGATTGCGCCATTGACGCCAAGATACTCTTGGCCCGCACCTTTATTGATAAAGAAGTCGGAGAGCGCCGCCGTGGTTCCGAAGCGAAACACGGGAGAGGCAAACGACACAAGCACCGGAACAGTCGCAACAGCGGCAGGCGTAATATCCTGAATGGTGGCCTGTATCGTGTAGTCTACAAACAGCCCGTTCGTGAACACAAAAGCCGTGGCAGGGTAAGCCTCGATATATTGCGCATCGGTTGGCGCGGTCAGGTATTTCACGCCACGAATTAGATCAACCGGCGCACCCTTCGACGTATTGATGAACACGCGGAACCGGATGGCGTCACGATAAGCCGTGTCGGACCGGCCAAGCCTGTTTTCCCCAACGATGGAACCCGCACCATCAAGCTGGGCACCTTGCGCCGTGGCAATCCATCGCTCGCTTTTCAGCGCGTCGAATGTCGTTTCAATTTCCGTAAGCGGTTCGACGACAGCGCCGACAAAGCCTTGCAGGTTCGGGCTTTCCCCAAACTGCCCCGTCAGGCGGGGAACTGCAATGGCGGCATAGTCGAGCATTATGGCTCGATCACGCTAATGCGTGCGAGGTCGAAGATCGCATGATCCGCACGGGCAATGACGATATTGGAAGTGGCGTATGTGGGCGCATCGAGCGGGCTTGCCGTCGTGTCGATTTCGACGGTGATCGAACCCAAGCCGGGAGTTGCCGCGTAAATCGGCCCAAAGAACCGCTGCAAGATAACGTCCTTGCCGATCCCGATGGCGTTGCCAGTTGCCAAGACTGCCGCCTTGATCGCGTCAACATAACCAGGGTCTACCGCTTCCTCTGTATCCAGCGCATTGATCGTGACGCGTACCCATGCATATTGCGGGACAGGCCGTGAGAAGCTGGTCACTTGCCCATCGCCATTTTCATCAATGACGGTAGCGGACATATTGCCGAACGTCTGGATTCCAGCGGGCTTAACCTCGAATAGCTTGTCTGCGATTTCCTGCGTTGCGCCACCAGATACAATACTTTCAAACGAATGAGGTGGAAGGCCGAATGCGTCTACAACGGCAGTGCGGTTTTCGTATATTGAGACGTATTCGACGCCCTCGATGTCTGCCAAGAGACGCGCACGGATAGCCGGGACGGTGGCCGCTCCGGTAACTCGCACGCTTTCGGTATGGCGAACGCGCAATTCCTCGTCGCTTTCAACAGCGCGCCCGGTTGAACCGGCAGTGAGATTGTAAACGCCGATCCATCCGGAGATGGCCGTATCGAGCGTGTTAAGCGCACCGATAGGCAATGCGATTGCGCCGACTTCCACCGCCGTAAACGCGACAGGCGATCCGAGACGCGAGATTGTCAGTTTGCTGCCAACGGTCAGCGAGAACGCGCTTTCGCCATTGATGTTGCGCAATGAAAGCGTCGTGCCGTTGGTCGTGGCAGTGAAAGTGCCAGCGTCAAACAATGCAGCAAGGCCAGCAACGATTTCCTCTGCCGTGGCGCTTGCGTCAGAAGTGTACGTTACCGAAACACCGCCCGCGATAATTTGGTAATTGCCAGCGTTTTCGACGGTGTTAACGGTGATTTCAACATCGCCCGCATTGGCGCGGGAGATAATCAGATCGTAATCCGAAACGAACTGCACACCGCCGATCGAACGAACGATAGAACCTGCCGGAACGTATGTGCTTTCCGTGCCGTAACACATGGCAATGGCGCTGGTTGGTGCCGCTGCGAGACGTTCTAGGCCCACATAAGACACTGCGCCGTCAAGCGAGGTGCCTTCTGCAGTGGCCGGATACATGCTGTCGTACGTGTCTTGTGCGGCTTCCCATACGTCGTCCATCGCTGCCGCGAAGATGCCGAGTATCTGCCCGGTCACGCTATCGGCAGAGGTATTAACCGGGCCGAGTACTGCCGTGACCTTGGCGTCAAGGTCCGCCTTTATTTCGGTGAGCCGTGGCCGTTCAAAGCCTGCAACAGTCAGCGTCATGCGTTAACCTCTACAAGCCCGTATGGCGTTTCCGCAGCGAATGAGACGGTCAATGCCCGTGTTGCGCTGGCGAAGTCATACGTAAATGATGTGATCTTGCGCACGCCTTCCACTTCCATGATGGACTTGCGGAGCGCGGTGATAGCGCCCGAAAGCGTCAATTGCTTGCCGAGTATGGAAGCGAGATATGGCGTGCCAAAGTCGGTATCAAGAAACCACTCGCCTTGCCACAGCTTGAGCTTGATCGTGATTTGCTGGCGTACCCGTTCCGCGCCGTCCAGAAGCACCATATCGCCAGAACTTACGTCTAGGTCATGGGTAGATGAAAGGGCGAGGTCACGCATTGCGGCACCTTATGCAAAAACCGTGCCAAGAGCAAGCACTAGGCGTTTGGTGGGCCAGAGTTAGCACCACCAGCCTGCACGCCCTTATGCGTATGCGTCGATACAACAACGCCCTCGCTGGTCATGGTGCCACCTGACTGCACAACTGCGCCATTGATCGTAAGGCCACCCGGTGCTTCAATCGTGACCGCCCCGCCCGCGTCAATCGTGATCGAAGCTCCGCCCCAGAACATTGACAAGCCGCTACCCGCTCCCGCATTGCCCGGATCACACAGGACCGCGTAGGCGTCCGTCATGTCGAACTGGCGTAAATCGTCGCTGCCATCCGTGGCTTGTTGCGCAAACACGATCAGGCATTTGTCGCCAGCCGAGACAGGCCCACTAAAACCAGCAAGCCCACCTGCAAACGAAGGCCAGCAAACCGGCACGTTATGAATGGTGGGGAAATCTAGTTCATCGCCATCGGCAAAGCGTTTTTTGCCAGTTGGCACGATACTTGCATATCCGTTGGCGTAGGACGCGATAATGCCCGGCATTGCCGTGTTAACGTCCGCCAATTGCCCCTGCACAAGGCCGATTAGTGCGTCTTCAAGATTGTTTGAGTTTTCAGCCATTACCGTGCAAACCTCAAAGTTAGTTCGGAATACCAATCGTCGGCATGAGTATCGCCAACGTGATTGACCTCCTCGATCCGAAAGAACTCGCCGTCAATGTCGCGCGTTTTTAGCTGCACGTATCCGCCCGGCTCCATGAGGGGCTGCAACAGGGACGCGGCCTTGTATCCCTGCACCTGTAGCTTGACTTGATCCTTGCCAGCCTTGCCCGTCTTTCCTGACTTCAGCTTCTTGGCCGCACGCCCCGCCTTGATGGATTTGGTCACGCCGGTTTGCTCTGCCGTCACGCCTTCACGTGCAGCGGCTTCGTCCGTCATGGTCTTGGCTTCCGGCTCAGGAGATCCGATCAGGCCGCTCGATGGCGAAAGCACATAGGCTTGCTTGCGATAGACCCCGCCCTTGCCGAGTATCTGCACCTCGCGATTCTGGATTGACCACTCCAGCCCCATGAACTCGCAGGCTTTGGTCAATCCATCCCGTGCGCGCCCGACGAACGCAAAGCCATTGGCATATTGCTTGTCCGCAATGTCGCTAGGCAAGGTCCGCACGGTCAGCCCGAACTTGCTGGCAATGTCCGACACAACGCGCATGACCGACGATCCTGGTGGATAGGACACGCTTGTTTTGGTATCGCGGAACTCTAGGAATCCATCCCGCAATTCCAGTTCCGTGATCCAGTCC